TTCAAACCCTTGACCCTTTGCAAGGTCAGCATATGCTGCCGCCTTGTTGTCTTCGCCACGACCAAAGGTAACGGTAATGTCATTTTTAATAACATCACCTAGACCGTTGTTACGAAGCCATGAAAAAGCTGCTTCCTGTTGATCTTTAGGAATAGAAGCGCCGTAGACTTTTTTTATTTCTACACTCTCGCCATCTTTCAGCTTTAATTTTGTTATCTGCATATCATCCATCATTGCAGGTATTTCTACTGATGAAACAACTCTTGCTTTCTCTTTTAATTTTTTTAGAGACTCTTCTGCATTTGCTATCTCATCTTCTAAATCTTTTAACTCCAACACTTTGTCGGATAATCGCTTCGCAGAATCTATCTGCTCAACTGATTGCATTCTATCGTTTTCAAAATCTATACTCATAATAACTTTCTGTTCTTTCTAATATATAGGTTAATAATATATTTGTCAAGTCCCGTGTAAATTTATTTCTACAGGGTAGTATTTTCTTTCTTGTTTATCCCATTTTAGTAGATTGTATTTACCATTTGTTGTTTCGGACACTATAGAACAAGCCACACCAATTATGGCAGGATCGCCTGTAAGTAGTAAATAATCTGTTTCTTTATATTCTTTTAATTTTTGTTTTAACGTTTGTATTACATAGGCAGGACTTAAAATAATCTGTGAGTTTTCTGGTAATAATACTTTTAAATTACCAAATTCTCTTGCCCCTATAATATTAATTTTAGGTACTCCTATTTTAGTTCCGGGTACATCTTGTATAACAAAGACTGTGGCCATTAGTAATATATCCTTCTTGACATTGTGTAACACATAATATATATGCTTCCAATAGAAAGTAAAAATATATTATGCATTACAAATATAAAAGCAAGCCTTTTGCTCATCAAAAGAAAGCGCTTGAGATGTCTTGGGATAAAGAAGTCTTTGCGTATTTTATGGAGATGGGTACAGGTAAATCAAAGGTATTAATTGATAATATTGCTATGCTTTATAACGCAGGCAAGATAGATGGAGCTTTAATTATAGCACCAAAGGGTGTTTATAAGAACTGGTTTGACTCTGAAATACCAAATCATATGCCTGATTATATTCAAAAAAAGGTAGGTTTATGGAGAACAGATCCTAATGCTAAAGATTTAAAACCCATGTTTTCTACTGGTAGAGAATTACATATATTGATTATGAATGTAGAGGCTTTCTCTACTAAAAAAGGTATGCAGTTTGCAGAAAAATTTTTAAATAGTCATAAAGCATTAATGGGTATAGATGAGTCTACAACTATTAAAAACCCTGCAGCTAAGCGTACTAAAAATATTGTATCATTAAGACTACTTACAAAATATAGAAGAATACTTACAGGTTCACCAGTTACAAAATCACCTCTAGATTTATTTACACAATGTTATTTCTTAGATCCTTTTCTATTAGATCAATCCTCTTACTATGTATTTAGAACTAGATACGCTGTGTGTAGAAAAATAAATGTATCCGGTAGACAAGTTGAGATCGTAGTCGGATACAGAAATCTAGCAGAGCTATCAGAAAAACTAAAGCCTTTTTCTTATCGTGTATTAAAAGATGATTGTTTAGATCTACCTAAAAAAACATATATGAAAAGAACTATAGAACTTACAGATGAACAAAAGAAAGTTTATAAACAAATGAAACAAGAAGCTATTGCATTTTTAAATGGTAAGATGGTTACGTCTGCCACAGTTATTACTCAACTTATGAGATTACATCAAATAACTTGTGGTCATTTTAAATCTAATGATGGCACAGTACAAGATCTTAAGAACAATCGTATTACACAACTGATGGATATATTAGAAGAGGTTGAAGGCAAAGCTGTAATATGGGCTCACTACAGACATGATATAGAAAAAATTGTAGAGGCTATATCAAAAAAATATGGCAATAACACGGTCGTTACATATTTTGGTGATACATCAACAGATGACAGACAAAAAGCGATTAAAAAAATACAAGATAAAGAATCACCAGTTAGATTTATAATTGGCACACCACAAACAGGTGGCTATGGTATTACACTTACAGGTGCATCAACAATGATTTATTATTCTAATGGATATGACCTTGAGAAAAGAATGCAATCAGAAGCTAGAATAGATCGTATCGGCCAAGAAAACCCAATGACTTACATTGATATTATGGCAGAAGATACTATTGATGATAAGATTGTAAAATCACTACGTAACAAAGTTAATATTGCTACAGAAATTATGGGTGAAGAGTTAAAATCTTGGATCTAATGTATAAATAAATTAAACAAACCTACGATTGTAAGTATTGTAGTAAAGGCACCACCAATAATCCAATAAATAACTGTGTCCGTTTTTCTTTCTAATTTTCCTACGTCTTGATGTAAATGATCTATTTGTCTTTTGAATCCTTGTACATATCCGTAGAGAGATACTAAATGTTCGCCAGTTGTCTTTGGTGGTTTTCCGTTTGCCATTATACTATAAAATTCATAGAACCTAAACCAGATTGATTTTTCTTTTGTTCTAATTCCTGTAATTGTTGTTTTTGTTGATCATTAAGCATATCTAATTCATTAGCTGCTTTTAAAGTATCATATGCTCTTTGTTCAACAGTATTTAATTTAGCCATTTGATTTTTTATTTCAGGAAGGTTTCTTAACGTTGTAATACCACCGTCTGTTAAAGAAGGTATATTGGGTTTACTCACTGGCATTGTAAATTGTGTTTCAAATCTAGGATTAGTAAATGGAATTGTATCTCCATAAGGACTTGATCCACCCGTAAGAAAATCTGTAACAGAATTTTGTATGCCACCACCATACCTTTGTCCTAGTGATCCACCAATGAATGCTCCAAATGGTCCGAGTAAAGCACCACCTATTATACTACCTAAAATACCTCTTTTATTGGTGGGTTGTGATAAATAATTTTTTGTGCTTTGAACAGTATTTTGAATTGCACGTTGTATTGCTGATAAACCTCTTGGTTGAGATGATTGCACAAAACTTTGATAGATATCATCACTGTCTCCACCTGTTTGATTTTGAGAACCTCCACGTCCACCACTGGCAGCGCTTAGGTTTTCGTTCATTTGTTGTTCGTTACCAAGATCCATTATAATAATCCTCTGTTTTTAAGTGTTATCATTTTTTCTTCTTCTGATAATAACGCCTGTTCCATCGTAGTCAACCCTGTTTCAGTCATAGGTGGCGGACTTTGTACTATCGCTGCATTTGGCATAGGTTGTTCTGGTAATGGTGGAACCATACTAGTATTTGGTTCTGGTAATAAATACTCCTCCTCATTCAATATAAAATTTTGATTTAATTTTTGTTTGTATAATTTATTTTCTATTTTACCTAGTTGTTTTAATATTCTATTGTTTAAAGGATTTGGTATACCTTTTTCTTTAGACTCTTTTTCATACGCTGCAATAACATTATCACTTATAGAGAATGGTTTAAATTTATTGTCTTCTATAAAAGCATATAAGTTCATTGCACCTCGATCGTCAAATTCCTCTGCTATTTTTTTATCTCTTAAACCTAAAACTTTTACAGCGTCATACAATCTACGCATTTTATTGTATGTTTCTAATCTTTGTCTGTTGGCTTTTATATATTGCCTAATAATTTGATTTTCGTCTTTTACAGGATCTCCTGTTCTTGTGCCTCTATATATTAAATTACGTTCATTTCGTTCGTCTCTTTTAAATTCTTGTATTCTAAAATTAAGAGTCTTTTCAAGATCAAGTGGCACTTTTCTAAATCCAAATAATCCCATAAGTTCATCTGGTATTTCATACTTTGTGCCTTTTACAGTCTGATCCGTTAAAGCTTTGTATAACCTAATTAACTGTTCTCTAGATCCTGGTGACAATTCTTTAGCTGCATACGCTATTGCTGCAGAAAGTTTATCTCCTGGTTCATCTCTCTCATTCCATATTTGTCTACCCTCTTTTGTTTTACCCTTTCTAGCAAATATATCTAACACAACACCTGTCCAAATAGATTCTTGAATAAAAGGTTCAAAAACTTTTCCTATAGATTTTACCATACCATCTAAAAGTTGTGGAACTAACGGTGAATTAGGATCTCTTTGCACAGTTGCTAGTGTAGTTTGCACAGGTTGGATCATTGTGTCATAAAAAAAGCCATGACTAAAATCTATGTATTTATATTTACCATCCTCATATACAGGTAAAATAGTATTATCTTCTGACCATGTTGGTAATACTTCTCTTATAGCATTAACTTGATTTCTAGTTATTCCGTATAAATACCTAAATGCTTCTGTAGCTATCACAGGTATTGCAGTATAAGTAGCTGCTTGACCCACTAAACTATTATAACCAATTTGTTTTCTTACAGGATCTTTGATTTCTTTTAACGCTCTTGCAGTTGTGTTTACACCTGTTCTATATATTTCTGCAGGGAAAGCTGCGAAACTTCCAAGTGGTGAACGTCTAACACTTTTTACAAAATCAGATACGTATGCATAATTAGGCACAGTTTGTCTTACAATTTCTGCTGCTTCTTTCATTAAATCAAGATCTGTTGGTTTAGTTGCTTGTGTTACTACTTTACCATTTATATCCTTAATACCTTTTTTAATTGCAATATTAAATGCATTATCTAATTTATAAAACTCTGCTAAAAAATTATATACTCTAAAAAAATCATCTTCTGCTGTGTATAAATCTTGAGCAACATCATACAGTCTTTTAAATTTACGTGTGCCTGTGTTTAATATTTTATTAAAAAATTGATCGGCTGACATGTTAGCTGTTCTAACTTGTGCTATATCGTCAAATATTCCCTCTAGCTCTTTAGCTACAATGTTTTGATTAGTAACACCTTCCTCTAATAAAAATCTATACAACGATTGATCTTCGGGCATATTTCTAAATCTTGGATTACCCGTCATTCTATATAACAGTTGAGGTTGTACAGTTTTTCTAGATCTGTTTAAAAACTCTGCAATCTTTGATGGTCGTATTAATATGTTTCCTCTATGTATTGTTGTAAACATTGAAGAAAAAAAGTTTCTTGCATGTGTAAAAGGACCTAAAATAGTTTTTGCAGCTTGTGATAAACCTTTTGGTATTAAGTTAAACATTCTGTAAGCTAAACTTCTTGTAAGTGGACTACCTACCACAGCATCTCCTACTCTAATAGCTTCACCGTACGGAACTGTTGTAAAATATCCATCTAGTGGACTCTTATAGATTGTTTCAGGCAAGCCTGATTTTAAACTTAAAGGCACCTTAGATATTTCTTGATTTGGTAAATTTACTACAGCATCGTTATAATTTTTAAAAAATATGGGTCTACCTTCTGCAGCCCTAATAATGTCAGGGTTGCCTTGCTTAATGGCTGCTGCAATTCTTTTGCTTTCATCTAACAACGTTTGATAAAAATTATCTCTTGCAACTGATTCTGCAAGTTCAGATGATACATTGTATATACCTTTTTGTACATCTCTGTACTCACCAAATAATTTTTTAAATGCATTAAGATCAGATTCTGTTTGTATCAAACTACCTTTACCATCTGATTTAAATTTACCTGTGGTAATATATTTACCCATATTAACTCTTTGCACTGCTTTATCTGCTAAAGCACTTTGTTCTCCAATATCAAACAATATTTCTTTTGTTGTTTTATCTCTAAATGCGTTTTTAGTTATGTCGTTAACTAATTTATTAGCTGTATCATCATCTAATTTTTTTCCATTATCTCTTGCATATCTTTTTAAAATATTAGCAACTACTTTCATATCTTCAGCCGCAGGTTTAAATCCATTAAATAAACCTCTATTGTCATCAATAATTTTATAATCTACTGATAAAACATTTTTAACTCTTTCATTTAATATTTTATTTAATTTTTCTTTTCCTACTGTTACATTTTTACTAGCTGAAATTAAGTTTTTTAATTTGGCTGCAGTTTCTCTAAAAGCTGTAGCATCTGATATTATTTTGTTTGTAGATTTTTTAGACACCCCTAATTTATCTAAGGACTCTGTAAACTTTTTTGTGCTTTGTTTTGCAAATCCAGGAAAAATTATATTGTTTTTGGTAACAACATCGTCAGTGCTTTTGAACATAAATTCAGATATAGTTTTAGAAAACATATCTGGATCTTTTACTGCTTGCGCCGCGCCACTTGTTTCTTTTGAAATCTCTCTTAATCTATCATCAAAATTTCTAGAAGCATCTTGTGCTAATACTTTTATTGAAGATTTTTTACCTTCTAATTTTTGTATACCGTCAAATAATTCTTGAGTTTTATTACTTCTAGATCTAAATGGTTTACCAACAAATCTGTCCACCCATCTTTCTAACATGCTATCACTGTACGTAAGTTCTTTACCTTTTTGCATAAGAAGTTTGCCAACTTTACCTGTGCCCACTACAGCTGGTATAATGGGAAAACCAAGTTCAGCTCCAAATTTTAATCTATTTAATAATTGTCTTTGTGCATCTTTTGCACCTAATTCTTTTTGTTCTCTATCTAGTCCTGTAGGTAAAAAATCTAAAAAATCCCAATCACCAAACGTACCTATATCCTCTACATCTGATACAATAAAACCACCACCAACTCCTCCACCAACAGCTATAGCTATAAATTTATCTTTGCCCGTTATTCTATTTAAATCTTTTGCTTTTTTTACAGCTTTTGCTGCGTTTATATTGTTTGTAGTTTTAACATACCTACCAGTTTTAACGGCGTTTACTAACTGTCTAACTTTTTGAGAACCTTTTTCCACAACTGGTATAATAGTTTTTTTTGCTATTTTACCTGCACCATACAACTGACCAATAGCCTCTGTAATTTTACCTGCTGCTGTTTCTCTTGCTACATCCTCAGCTGCTTGTTCTATTTTACCTAACGTTGTTTGCTCAAAAGCTTCATTAAATTTAGCTGTTAATGTTTCGTCTACGGGTATATCTTGATCTCTGAATATATCAGTAAGTAAAGTTCCAAACGTTACAAGTCCTTTTGGTATTTTTATACCAGCACTAATACCTGCACCAGTTAAAGATTCTACAAGAGATACATCTTCTTCTACCTCTTTACCTTGCACTTTGTCTACAATTTTACTAACGCCTCTAATTTGTTCTTCTATTAAAGTTCCAGTAACACTGTCTTTTGAAATAAGGCCTTTTTCTTTTAATACATCTAAACCTTTAGGCTCTTCTGTTTGCTCTGTTTCTTCTTCTACTGTTTCTAAAATAAACTCAGCGTCTTTCGGAATATCTTCTACTTTATCTTCTTCTAATAATTCATCTTCTTCAATGAGGATAAATTCTCTTTCATCAATCATATGAAATTACCTCTTTGTTTTAAACTTAGGCGTCAGTGTTACACCGTCATAAAGATACCATGTTTTATTATTGTAATTGTAGTAGAGATTATTAATTTGTAATCTATCTGCGTCGTCTGTGATTAATGTTCCTTTTTTCTCACCCTGTTTATAATCAGATTCCGGTGGTAGATAATATAAATTATTATCTATATTAAATTTACCTTCTTGAAATGTTTTGTTTTTTACTAAAGCGTCTTTTGCTTGAGCTATATCTTTAGCTGCTGATGGTATAAAATAAGATTGTTTAGTTATTCTATTTCTCTCTCTTTTCATTATGCCTTCAGCTTCATTATCTAGACTCTCTCTTAAAATAGTTGCTGATGATTTACCTTGTCTAAATCTATCGTCTTGAAATAATTCTAAAGCATATTTCTGTACGTTACCGCCATATTTTTCTTTTAATTTAGGATCAAATTTAAATGCATCTCGTGCTTGTAAAATATATTTTTGTAAACCACCCGTGCCCATTTTTCCTATTAAAGATGCAGCTATTTTTCTTCTACTTGCATCTTTTAATTGTTGAGATTTAACAGCAGTCGCTAAAGGTTTTCTAGTTGCACCTACAATCTCTTGTAGTTTTGTTCCACCTGCAGCCTCTCCACCAATTAAATTAGCACCTGTTTGTAATAAAAATTGTGTTAATGGATTTGCTAATGGGCTAGCTCCTGCTCCAGCAACAGCATCAACTAAATTAACTCTGCTTTGAATATTTTTTAATTGATCTGCCATTTCATTTGACACGCCTTTTTCTGAAAACATTTCTCGAGGCTTGATACCAGTCATAATACCTTCCATGACTTCTCCGCCTTTTCTAAACATTGGTCTTTTTAACGTTCTACTCATATTATGCAAACTTTATTGGCGCTGGATTAATTAATCTATAAATACCAGCTAGTGTTGATGCTGTTCCTAAACCTGTAGCTAATGGTGAAGGTGTTGGTGCAGGTGGTAATATTTGTTCTCTACCAGGATAACCTGCAATTAATTGTGTAACACCAGAACCAAATTGTTGCGCTGCTTCTAATGGTTGTAAGGCTTGTCTTGATGCTAATTGCTGATCAGCTGTTAGTAATTGTTGTTCTCTTGCACCTTGTTGAGCACCTAAACCTGTTAGTGCTGAAATCTGTTGACCCAACAACGCAGGGCTTTGTTGTGCTAAATTTATATTTCTAGAAAAATCTATTCCAGCTAAATTCTGTGCTTGAGCAAAACCTTGACCTAATAATTGTGCTTGTAAAGCTGCTCTGTTTCTAGCTTGACCTGTTAAGTATTCTGCTTCTGCAACACCTTGTCTTCCACCACCAAATGCTCCTGCACCTATTGCTTGAGCTGATAGTGAAGGTAAACCAGCTTGTGTTTGCCTGTCAAACTCTGCTAACGTGGTGTCAATAACATCTTGTTGATATGGAGACATATAAGCTTGATAAGCTGTAGGTCCTGTTAATCCTTCTGCTTTTGTTAAGAAAGGTTGAAAACTACCAAGGCCAGATGTTAAACCTTCTGCTTGTGTAGTTAATGCACTAGGTCCAGCAACAAATTGTCGACCCATAATTTTTGATAGGTCTTGTCCTTTAAAATCACCAATTGCTTTTGTTAGATCGTCTAGATATGTTTTTGCACCTGCTTCTATAAATTCTGCCGGGGCTGTTCTTACAACTTCAGCCATTATACTTTTCCTCCTGCTTCTAATCTTTTCATAGTGTCATACATCCTTTGTGCACCTAGATTGACGTCTCCGCCTCCTGCACCTCTTACAGCATCTGCTGTAAATACAAATTCGTTGTTGGATAACATCGCTGGGATATCATCTTCTTTTTCTTTTATACCAACAGGTTGTATAAATCCACCTGTTTTTCTAAGATCTAGCTCTTTAACACCTTTTGGATTTTGTCTTATAGGTAGACCCTCGATGCCCGCCGCTTGCATGGCATTCATGCTTGCAGAATCACCTGTGGCTTTATTATTTCTTGGAACTATACCCTCTAAAATTTTTTCTTTATCCATAGGTATAACTATGTCTTCGCTATCCATCTTATCATCAAAAACAAGGGGTAAATCTTTACCTGTTTTCATGTCCGGTATTACTGAAGATCTTGGCACTGGTATTAATCTTCGATTACCATCTTCATCGTATGTTATTAATACAACCATGTCTTCTTCATCCATAATTGAACCTAGTCCTTGCAATCCCATAGGTGTTCCCTCAGCAGCACCCATTCTACCCATGTCGTATATACTATCTAAATCTTTTTGTTTTATCTTTTTAAGTTTTTTTTCTCTTAATTTTTCTAATAATTCATTAAGTTCTAAAGGTGAAAGATTATCAAATGCTGCTAAACCTTGTATGTCATCTTCCTCTAAAGCTCTTTCTAATTTTTCTATGTCACTTCCCATGCTATAACCAATTCTACCACCTAGAGCTGCTAAACCTCTTCCTTCTTCTGTTTTCATCATACTCATTCTCTCAAATTCTTTTTGCGCTGCCTCTGCTGCATCTTTAGGAGATAGTCCCATGTCTATATATTTTTCAAATAAAGCTTCTAATATTTTATCGTTCTCTATATTAGATGCCATTTTTATTGGAATGTCTTCTTCTATTCCAAAGTCTCCTGGTTTTGGTCCAAAAGGATTTACAGGTTGTGTTGGGTCTGGTGGTAATACTGGACCATCAGCAAAACCTACTCTACCACCTACAGCATATTCTGATGTGTTAGTTGTAACAAATTCTCTAACCTGTGCTTCATACTCTTCTGAATTAGTATCTGCAGTTGGTGGGTTTAAATTTCTATAATATAATTCTAAATATTTTGATGGATCTCTAGCTAATTCTTCTTCAGCTTGTACTTCTGACATACCAAGTGTCTTTGTTAAAAAAGTAGATACTCCTGCTAAAGCTAAACCTTTAGTTAAAAATCCACTACCTTTACCAGTGCCACTACCAAAACCTATACCCTTAGATATTCTACTAAGTAAATCTGTGCCTGCAACTCTACCACCCATATCACCAGGAGTTCCTAAGAAAAAATTTCCAAGTGCAGATTTACCTGCTATTCCTGCTGCTTTTAAACCTGATATGCCAGGACCAAACTGAGCTTTAATTCCAATTCCTGGAGCATAGTACATTGCAGCTGCAGTTAACGCAGCTTTACCTAAATCAGAACTTGCAATATCTTTTACACCTTTAGTAACTTTCTTAACGGCTTTTTTGATACCACCTAATAGTGCTTGTTCTCTAGGCACGATATTCATAATACCACCGCTCATGTATAATTGTCTATTCATCTGTCCTCTAGATATTGTCATAATTTAGCTAAATTGTTAAGGCAGGCTTAAAGATCCTGTAATCTGTTATTTTATGTGATTTTTTTGGACACGTCAACGCTCTTTTCTCTTGCGTCAATTGCTTTTTTAGATGCTAATAACTCATCCCAATATCTTCCACAATACTCATACTCACCTGTGTGAGATATAAAATCCATACAATATAAGTGTATTTTACCACCCATTTCTGTCCATCTTTTACAAAAACCAAAGTCTTCACCAAAATATTGTTTAGTACTAGGGTCATGTAAACATTCAAATAAATTGTAGAAGTTCTTTTTATAATCTTCTACACCATTAATTAAGGTTGGTTGATGTATTCTTAAATCAGGGTATTGTTTCATCATCTTTTTAATAACATCTCTTTTAATTAACATACATCCTGTAGGAGCATGAGTTACTTCTGCAACACCATCGTCTACTATAACTTCATTCATACCTTCTACTTTTACAGGGTAATGAAAACCTGCTTTAGATATTTCATCTATACTTGTAAGATTCAAAGCTTTCATACGTCTTTCCACTTTAGGCCAATCAATGTACTTCATAGGGTAAGGCGCTGCTATAACATCTTTATCTTTTTCTAACATTTTAAATATAGTTTCTGCATTAAAGTCTATGTCTGAATCTATAAACAATAAATGTGTATGCTCTGTTGGCTCATTCATAAATTCAGATACAATTAAGTTTCTACCTTGTTGAACTAAAGATGATTTATATAAAGTAAAACTAACAAGTATATTTTTTTGTAAACACTTTTGTTGAAACTTTAAAAGAGCTTGCGTGTAATGTATGGACACTTCACTGTGTACAGGGGTCCCTACAAAAATTCTATAAACAGGATCTCCAATATTTATTTCTTTCACTTCTTTACCTGTGCCAAACCAAATCGGATCATCATTTTTCATTTAATATACCTTTCAATAACTGTAACCAACTCATGGATATTTTAGGCCATCCATAATAAACATTAGCATATTTTACTTGTCTACGCAAATGGTCTTGAATCGGTTCTAAATGTAAGGTTTGTTTTGCAGATGTTATACCTATAGAGAATTTTCTTGCTAAAAATTTATAATCTTTACAGTGTGGAATATACATAGGAAACTCTGCTCCCGTTTCGTATAGAGCACCATAATTAGTTGTTACGCAATATAAGCCTGCTGCCATTGCTTCTAGTAAAGATATGCAAAATGTTTCTTCCCATATACTAGGATACACAAACATGTGATAATCTTTTAAATGTTCTTTTATATACTCGTTTGATTTGTAACCAATGTAATTAACGTTTGGTAATTTTTTTGCTTGGTCGTATAAAGCCTGGTAAGTTTTATCATTTGCTTCAGCAAAGTCTTTTCCATACACTTCACAACTAGAATAAACATCTAATTCTATATTTTTATCTTCTATTAATTGCATAGCACCAAGCAATACATTCAAACCTCTCCATGGTGTACAGTGATGTATAATTTTTAGTTTATCACCTTTACTATAAGATATTTCTCTAGGTGTAATATTATCTATACCATTTTTTATAACAACACATCTTTGTGTAGGTAGATCAAAAAATTTTGTAAAGTGTTCATAATTCCAATGACTATTAAATACATACCAATCATATTTAGTATGATTGTTTTTATTTTTAAACCAATCATGCAAATTGGGTTGATCCCAAGAATTTTTTTGCCACAAAATATTTATCTTTCTTTTTGATAAAGGTATTTTCTCTGGAACAGATGTTGTTATTTGAACACGATCTAATAATCTATTATCTACATACTTATATAGATAATCTAATTGTAATTCTGTTCCGCCTTTTGGATTCATTTATTTTCTATAATTATATTAGAAGATATTGATATTCTATTACCAGAGCTTTTAAAAGGATAGACTGCATGCTCTAACCAAGCTGGAAATATAAATAAATTTCCAACAAAAGGTAAAAAAAATCTGCCATTACTACTATGTGGTAAAGTCTCTCCATAAAAAAAATTAATTGAACCAGGTGGTGATGTTGAACCTGTGCCTTTAAGATCTTCTTCTGCTTCTTTTAATAAATTTCCAGGCACTTCTAAAAAAATCACTGTAGAAAAATCACAAAATACGTGTGAGTGTATTGGATTAAAATCTCCTGCTTTCATATAATTTACCCAAGAGTCTACTACCTTTAAATTACCTAATTTACGTTTGAAATAACTATTATAATTTTTGCTAAAAAAATCAAATTGAGGTTGTAAGATTTCTTGATACTTTTTAGAGTCAATACTATATTCTGTTTTAAAATGACCAACTAAGCTTTCAGCATACAAATTCTTTTTATCTTGACTACAAAGAGATTTAAGTTTGTTAATACTATCTTGTTCAACTTCACATTTAAACAGAATAGGACCAAAAATTATATTTTCTGCCTTCATTATTTAATTTTGTTTTTTGTCTTTTTTATTTTTTTCCATTCATAAATTCCTGCAGAGTGTTCAAACCTTTTGGAGATACTTGTACAGTTGTATCTTGTTGAACATCAACAGCTATTGTATCTGTATCTGGATTATTAACATCCGCTTTCATTTCTTCTTCGTCTTTATACACTTGACCTGTTTTTACATTCTTACAAACTGTAACAGTGGTACAGTGTATTCTTAATATATCATCTGACATTATCCATTCTCCTGTGATCTATCTATTAAAGCATAACTTAAAGCTATTTCTAACTTATCTGCAGTTTCTGCTTGCGCTTTTATAGCATCACCTGCTTCTAAATTCAAGCCCTGCGCAGTAGCATTTACTGTGCTAGTTGCAGCTATATCTTGTCTAAAAAATTCTGTGTCAGCAGACGCAGAAGAATCTCTTAAATCACAGTTTACAGTTACAGCTCCTGTGCTGTTGTTAGATACATACATAGATTTTACAATAGCTATGGATGATGTGTTAATGGTTAACACAGTTGTCATGTTAGTTGTTGATAATTTAATTTGTGCGTTTTTATATTGTATAGTCATTAATTCATAAAGTAGTTAAAAGCATCCTGCTCATCTTTCAAATCTTTTTGAAAACTGAAATTAAGCTGATCTTTAATATTGTCAAGAGATGCAATAATTTGTCTTTGATTTTCAACTTCATATTGATCTTTTGGTTCTGGTATATAAACAGTTATTTTAGCCATTATCTTCTTCCGTCTGGTTGAGCATCTAATCTCAATGTTCCATATCTCCAAGTTTCACCTGTAGATTCATTTTCAATCTTAATAGCTATTAATCGACCTCTAGCTCTCGTGTCAACTTTATCTGTTGAGGACGTAACTGTAAAAGGTCCAAGAGGAGAACTTGCTTGAGTGTTGTTTGGAAAATCATTTAAAAATAAAGTTATCTTAGAGTTCCCTGTTAAATATTTATAATCAGGTATAAATCTTCTTACTGAACTAAATATCTCTCCATCGTCAATATCCAAGTCTCCAGATGTTATAAAGGCAGGTATCGCTGTAGATGATCCATCTGCTACTTGATCAGTGCCTTCTTCGTGAGCATAATAAGTTGTGGCTCCATAAGTATTAGTAATTCCTTGAATAGGAAAATTAGGAGTTCCTGATGATGCGTACTCTGTTGCGTATGGATTATTAAATACGTAGGCATCAACGTATGTTGTTCTAGATAGAGATCCTGTTGTCCATACATTTTCTGCGTAGTTGTATGTAACAACTCTATCAATTTGCTCGGATCCTGATTTCGGATAAAACCACATAACTTCATCATAAAGAGAATTATATCCAGCTGCTATTGTTTGTGTAGCACCAAAGTTTAATCCAAGATTATCTCCATCAGTTGTAAATACAAAGTCTTCAACTAAACAAGGTAATGATTTAACTGTACCATCAAACACAAAGAAACCACCTGCATCACCCATCCAATATACAGCACCATTCGCATACACAATTCCATGCTGACTAATACATCCACAGTTTGTGCCGACCTGTCTTACACTAAAAGTAAAAGGTGGTCCTACGAATTGTATTGTATAAGCTGCTCGATCCGTGAGAACTAATGTGTAGTCTTTTGCATTTACAGCTCCTCGTATCTCGCTACCTGCATCGAGTCTAAAAGTTCCAGCAGTATTTGTAGCTGTGGGCGTGTAAGTGTTTAAATCTTCTTGGTTCGAGAATCTAATAAACATTGGATCTTGAGTTGCCGGTGTACCGATTGTTGTTTCAGTTCCTAAATGAAATAAGTGTCTATCTCTGTCAGATACTAGTGTCATAATAGAAGCTGTTGGATTGCTAGTGGTTGCAAAACTTGAAGTTGACGTTGAGGCTCTAACTGTTCTAGCACCTACAGCTCCAGCGTTCCAAGTAAAAGTTTTACCATTGTGTATGGTTGCAACTAATACTTCACCAAAATTATCAAGTGACCAGTTAGCTGGATCTAAAACTACGTCTGATGTTGTTCTTGCAGTTCCCCATGTAGAGTCACCCCAAAGATATGTTCCCCAACCATAACCAGTTGTTTGAAAAGTTGGTCCAATTATTTCGTATGGGTTAAGAGTTGCAGCTCCTGCTGCTGTCATACCTGTCCCTGACTCAACGGCAGACATGGTAATTGTAAATGAGTTTGTAGCTGAAGTTATAACCTCGTAAGTTTTATCTGTAAAATCTGCAACGGCGTATCCTGTAGCTCCACCGCCAGGTAAAGTCACTGAAGAAAAAGTTACATATCTACCCTGAGCTAAACCGTGAGAGGTTTTGTTTATTGTTACAGTTGCGTTGTTATTTGTTGATGTAAAAGTAGCTCCAGATATAGCGGTAGCTAAAGGTGTAATGTCATAAAAATCTTCATCGTAATATAGAAACAAACCTTGAGATGTACCTATCGCTGTATACTTTTCTCCATTCAAAGAGGTAAATGCATGTTGTGCTCTAGCAACTCCTGGTAATTCTTTTTGAGCTACTGTAAGTTGTTTCCAACCACCTATCTTTTCAGGTAGTCCTGATCTAAACCTAACAAAGTCTCCATCGATCCATTGACCTTCAGCCCCTGATGCTGTGACTTGTTTATTAAATCCTGGTACAAAATTAAGTTTTTTTAATGGCATAGTTTATCCTCATTGCAATAAATGGCTATTATAGTATATATTATAATATGAATATAATGAAAGCAAGAATTGTTTGGTTCCCAGAATTGTTGACCTATATAGATTATGACTATCTAGAAGACTCTGTTTCTTGGGATCAGGAACAAGATCATTTAGCAAACGTTAGAAAATATTTAAAAGAAGATGGACTGCTTTTTCCAGCTATCATAGCCTTCAATCACAACCACGATAAATATGAAATCCATGGAGGGCATTTTAGATTTAAAGCTGCTAAAGAATTAGGGTATGATGGATTAGAAGCTTACAAAGTCTCACATCCTAGAGATGTTCTGTATTTGACAGAGTTTAATCAAATGTGTTACAAGCATTATCTAGAGTTGAAAAAGATAAAAGAAAATCATAGACCCAATATTAAATTTATATGAGTTACGAATCTTTAGAAGAAGCTAAAAAATATCATCAACAAAACGCAAACTTTTGGACAGGTGAATCTTTAGCTGAGTATAAGTACGATGTTTGGACTATTGTGAAAGAAAGAAAAGTTACTAAAATTTTAGATTACGGTTGTGGTAAAGGTAAATTTCACAATCTCCTTTTTAACAACAAGAATACACCAGGCGCTCCTATGGGTATTAGCATAGCTAAATATGATCCTGCTTATATACCTTATTCTGTGAAACCAAAAGGAGACTTTGAATTAGTTCTTTGTACAGATGTTATGGAACACGTTCAAGAGGATAAAGTAGATGAAGTTTTAAAAGATTTATTTGATTCTGGTCCTTATATATTTTTGACAATAACTTGTTATGCAGCTACTCAAATTTTATTAAATGGTAAGAATGCACATTATACTATTAAACCACCAGAGTGGTGGAAAGAAAAATTAAAACCTTATGATGGAAAATACATAGCTATCTTTCAAACTAAACCAGAAAGAGGAGGTGGTGTTGTTAATAAAGAGCCTTGGAATCCAAACGCAAAAACATTAGAAAAATTAGATAGAGTTTTAAGACAAGGTAAAAAAGATAAAACATTAGATGAAAGTCAAAAAGAGAAAGCAAAACTTATATATACAATATGAGTTTAGAAAAAGAAGTGATGTTTAAAACAATAGACATCGCTAATAAAAGTAAAATAGGTAATACCTTAAAATTTAAAGGTATTGAATATTATAAAAATTTATATATTATTATGCCAATTATATTAAAGTATTGGGGATTTGTTTTTAAAGATAAAGAAAATAATTTATTAGAAAGAAAAGATTTGTATATAAAAGAATGTACATTTAGAAGTATAAAATTTACAAGGAAAGCTTTGACTATAGCTATTGATTATATATGTAAGAATGAAAAATTTACTTACACTAAATTTCCTAAGATGAGAAAAGATTTTCCTAATATGGAACTAGTTAGTCTAATGGCAAGATTTTTTAAATACAAAGTAAATCAAGAAAGTATAAGGATATGGACATATGAACCTTCCAAATAAATTTTTAAAGGTAGATAGATTTTCCACACCTATTTGGCATGTTATAGATCCTGTATCTAGAGAGGATGTAGAAAATGTTTTTGATAAAGTTATGGGATATCACGTTTATCAATCAGCTTTAACGGAAAGAAAAGAATTACAATTTTTTTGGGATTATGTAAAAGATAAATCAAAACAATTTTTGCAGGAAATGGGAGCTGTAATTCCTCAACATCAAATGTTATTAGTAGCTTGCCATGCGTTAAGAGGCACAGCTAAAGAACTTTCAATAATGAGCACTGCTCCTCACACTCACCCTGAAAGCCACATTAGTGGTATTTATTTTGTGTCGGGAGATGCTAATTTAAATCATGTTACATTTATTGATCCAAGAACAGGGCATATGTGTAATGCTCTTCCTTGTGGACCAACATATTGTCAAACAAGTATAGAATATACATACAAAGCAACGCCAGGAACTTTTATTTTTTTTCCATCATATTTACTACATCAGATTATACACAGAGATTTTAGTAACAATTGTAAATACATACACTTTAATTGTAGGGCTAATTTAAATGGCTATACTATTCCACCGGAAGAAAAACTATTACTAAATTAAGATGAATATAACTGAAGCAATTTTAGAATTTAATAATATCTTTTCAAAAGACTTATGTGAAAAAGTAATTAAATATATTGATTACAGAGCAAAAAATAAATTACACACTCATGGTAAATCAGATAAAAGACAAGTTTTTGGTCAGTCTTTAGATGATAGAAATATTAGTGATAAAATATATTTTAAATTAATACAAAGAGAAATAACAAAAATTTATCCTTTATATAAAGCAAAGTTTCCTTTTTTAGTTACTAGTAAAATATCACAAATAGATATATTAAAATATCCTGTTAATCATCATTATGGTGTGCATACAGATCACTCTGCTTTTACTCAAAGAACTTTAAGTATAATTATTAATTTAAACGAAGAATATGAAGGTGGTGATTTAGTTTTTTATAACCCTTCTTCTTTTGATAAACCTGATATGAGTAAAGATGAAGTAAAAAGAATAAAACTTAAGACGGGGAGTATAGTTTTTTTCCCAAGTATTTATTTATACCCACATTCTATACAACCTATAACAAAAGGAGTGAGATACAGTTTAGTTTCTTGGTTGATATAATGAAAAATAATATTAGAGATTTTAAATACAAAGTAATTAAAAAATTTTTTTCAAAAGAAGAATTAACGTTTTTAAAAATGTATTGTGAAAATAAAATTGATGATGATGATTTTATAACATATCCACAATCACCACTTACACCTTCTTGGTATAAAGATACCACGATGAATAGCATAGCCACACTTAAAAAAGAATTAGTAGAAAAAGAAACAGGATTAAGTTTATTTGAAACATATACTTTTTGGAGAGCTTACATGTATGGATCAATATTAAAAGATCACGTAGATAGAGAGTCTTGCGAAATAAGTGTTACTGCAAATATAGCTCACTCAGAACCCTGGCCTATACACATGGAAAATCATTGGATTAAATTAGAACCTGGTGATGCTCTTGTTTACTTGGGTTGTGAATTAAAACATGGTAGAAAACCTTTTGAGGGAGAATATAATTTTCAAGTTTTTATGCATTTTGTGGATCAAAATGGACCTTACAAAGATTTTAATAAGGATGATATATGGAACGAACAGTAAAATTAACAAAAGATTTTATAGGTATCTATGATGGATATATTATGGATCAAGAATGTGACAACGTTATAGATTTATATAAAAAAGAAAATGAATTAAAAAGAACTTTTACCAGAGCGCAAATAGAAAACTCCCCTGGAACATCAAAATCAGATACACATCTTTTTTTAAATTCTAGTAATGTTTATACTTGGCAATCAAATTTAAAAGTTTTTATGGCTAATTTTGATATAGCTATGAGAGATTATATTCAAAAAATTGATTTTAGAACTTTGAATGGTTGTGACGCACAATATACAACTATGAAAATACAAAAAACATTACCAGGACAAGGTTATCACGATTGGCATATAGAACATTCATCTCTTGATCCTGCACGTGCTTTAGTTTGGGCAGTTTATTTAAACACTATTGAAGATGGGGGAGAAACAGAATTTCTACATTTCTCTGAAAGAGTTAAACCTGTAAAGGGTAGAATTGTTATTTGGCCTGCAGGCTTTCCTTACGTGCACAGAGGTAATCCACCTCTTTCTGGTGAAAAATATATAATTACGTCTTGGATGATGTTACCTTATGAGTCTAATAGAACTTCTTAAGCAGAAGCGTAAGAAGTAGGTCTTGCACCTAATCTAGCAACTTTAGCTTCCACAGTTTCTTCTTCTTGAATCTCACCAGCTTGTTCGTGGTCAGGACCATAGTATGTGTGATTAGTATTAGCATCCCAGTCTGCTTGTAGTTTAGCTAAATGAGCTGCATCCCATTTATTAATAAAGTTTGTTCTAAAATCTCCTAGAGTAGCTTGATCGTACTCAGAGTGTGGAGTAGCATCTTTATGCTCAACTTGATCATTATCAGTATTATCATCAGTAAATTGAATTGCATGAATGTTGCTCCATTTTGGATCTGACCAAAATGCGTCATCCTCTATTACATAATCGCCTGGTGCAGCAAATGTAAACTCTTCTGTTTTTTTAAGAATTTTTTTATCGTCAAAAATTACTGTCCAAATACCATGTTTTGTCATAAATTATCTCCTAAGTTTTTATAATATATATCACAGCCATATATGGTTGTAAAGCAGAAGTAGAATCTCCCGTAAAATTAGCTGACATATTATGAGAATGTCCTCCGCCACCTCCCGCTGATCCAGTGTTCGCGTTTGCCGTTCTTGGCGCTGATTGGTTAGGGCAATTATTTATACCAGCTCCCACATTACCAGCAGGGTGGTTGTGACTAGCTATTTCAGGTGTAGATAAAGTATGTGATGCAGTGTTTCCTCCTATATTCCCTGAAGTTTGCACTGTTGCTGCTCCTCCAGTTGAAGCTAAAGCTTTTGCGTTTGATCTACCCATAACACATTTATCTTTTAAATCTGGAACGTTAAAAGTTGTTGAACCATTTCCTGAACCATACGTGGTTCCTACGACTGCAAACAAAGCTGAGTAAGTTGATCTACTTACTGCAGAACCATTACATTCTAAAAATCCAGTAGGTAAACTAGCATCAGACCAAGGTAAAACAGTTCCTGTAGAAACAGAAGTTACTCCTGTTAAACTTTGTCCATCAAATGCGTATTTTGTTGCTTCGTAATTTGCCATAATAATCCTAAGTTTTTATAATATATAACAATGTCAAATATGGTTGTAATACTGACGTTGAGTCTCCTGTAAAAGTTGCTGACATATTGTGTGAGTGTCCTCCTCCACCGCCTGTTCCCCCTGTGTTTCCTGGTGAAAATGCTCCTGCTGCTTGCCCTGGACAAGCTACTGCCATACAACGAAAAGCAGCACTGTTTGAGTGAGAGTGACTAGGTAATTCAGGTGTTGTTACCGTGTGAGATGCTGTTGATCCTGCTACGTTACCTGTTGTTTGAACTGTGTTAGCCCCACCCGTTGATGCCAAAGCTTTTGCGTTTGATCTACCTAAACCAATATTATTTTTTAAATCAGGTAAATTAAAAGTAGATGAACCATTTCCAGATCCATAAGTAGTTCCTACGACTGCAAACAAAGCTGAGTAAGTTGTTCTTGAAACGGCTGCTCCGTTACACTCTAAATAACCTGAAGGCACAGAACTATCTGACCAAGGTATAATGGTTGCAGTTGGAACAGTAACAATTCCTGTAACACTTGCTGCGTTGTAGTTATATTTTGTTGCTTCGTAATTTGCCATATTTCTCCTAAATCTTAATTATATACATTAAAGCTATATAAGGTTGAACAACTGAAGTTGCATCACCTGAAAAGTTAGCGGACATATTATGTTGGTGTGCTCCTCCACCACCTGCGCTTCCTGTGCTCGCAGGATTTGCTAATCGAGAACCTTGATTTGGACAACATAACCATATACCACTTGCTTTTCCAGTTGAGTGCGTATGTGATGCCATCTCTGGTGTTGTTAAGGTATGATTAGCCGTAGATCCAGATATGTTTCCTGTTGAGGAAACTGTATTAGCTCCACCTGTCGATGCTAAAGCTTTTGTATTTGATTTACCAAGAGGTACATCATTTTTTAAATCAGGCACATTAAAAGTTGTAGATCCGTTACCTGATCCATAAGTTGTACCTATTATTGCAAATAACGCAGAGTAAGTTGCTCTTGAAAGAGCTGCACCATTACATTCTACAAAACCAGACGGAGCAGTAGTATCTGACCAAGGTACAATTGTGCCTGTGGAAAATCCTTGAATGCCTGTGATGGCAGCACCATCAAAATCATATCTAGTTGCTTCGTAGTTGGCCATGGATTATTTCTCCTTATATGTCCAGCCAGTCGTAGCGTCTCCTGAAAATACTAATGTGAAACCAGCGCCTTGTGTATTTACAACAAGATCAGCTGCTGCGTTTGCTATATTAGAACTATTTCTTCCTACAGTTAACGCATTTGAGTCGAAATCGTAACCCTGATCTATGAATGATACTTCATCGCCAGTGGCAGGTGACGCTGGTAACGTAATTGTTACTGCTCCACCATTTGTGTTTACTAAAAGTTGAGCACCAGCTTGAACTGTTTCACTAGCTGTAACCACTCTCCATTTTTTGTATTCATTTTGTTTTACTATGTTTGTTCCATCAGAATATAAAATATAACAGTTTCCTTCACATAAAAGAACACCTGTACCTGATGAAGTTTTAAAAGTTAGAGTAAATCCAGCATGATCAGTGCCATCAACAATAAGATAAGTTTTTTCAATTGAATCTGGAATAGTAACAGTTCTATTAGCTGCTAATGTTCCCGTTAATTTAATTACCTGATCTTTACCATCAGATACTGCACCGTTTGTAAAAGTTAAAGATCTGTTAGCATTTGTTAAGTTAAAAGTACCATAACCACCAATAGCTTGTTCTACAATTAATAAGTTTGTATTTGTAATTTGTCCCCACGTCCCTGAATTTTCACCAGTAGCTTGGACGGTTAATTTTAAACTAGCTGAGGTTGAGTTTGCCATAATTTATAAATTCCTTATTTTTTAATTTTTAATTGATTTATGCTGCGGTGTCAACCTCTCTCCACGTTACGGTTGTGCCGGTATTTACTTCATTCCAGATCAAATTATATACGTTGCCTAGACTACCTGTCAAGTCTAAACCTGTTAAAGAAACGTCAACACTAACCTTAATAGTAGGATCTCCCTCTTGCATAGTTAGGGCAAATCCACTAGGAGCGCCTATAGTATTAGCATCTAAAACAGCCGTTCCTAAAGCATTAGTTAATGCAAAACCAGTTAAAGAGACAGAAGCACTTCCTGTTAAAGACACACTTCCTAATGAAGCTGATAATTGTAATCCAGTAACTTCAGCATCAGGAGCAGCATCAGCTGTACCCTCGTTTGCTGTAAGTGCAAAACCAGTTAAAGAAACATTTGAGTCTCCTGCAAATAGTAAGGTTCCTTCATCTGCAGTCATTGCAATACCTGTTACATCGACGTTTGCAAATTGACCTTCAACACCCCAAGCGTTAACATTCCATTGTTGTCTTCCCCAACCTGTTTGATTGAAAGCTTCAACAGTTCCTAAACTTAAGGTTGCTTGATTACCTGTAAGCATAGCATCAGGACCAGCGTCAGCTGTTCCTAACGTATTAGTTAATTCAAATCCAGATAAGAATACTTCTGTTGCAGATGTTGTAGATAAAGAACCAGTAGCACCAGTAATAGATAATCCAGTTACAGGAATATCTACGTCTCCTTCAATAGATAGACTTCCAAGACTTGCAGACATTGAAAGACCAGATAGAACAACATCTCCTTGTTCACCCCAGGCGTTTTCACCCCAAGTTAGTCTTCCCCAACCAGCATTTATTTCTGATGAAATTGAAACACTTCCTATGTTCGCAGAAAGAGATATACCCGTAACTGTTAAGCTAGGGTTTGCTGTGTCATTCCATTGATTTTGGCCCCAAGTGCCAATGCCCCAAGTTCCTGATGCCATAGGAGTCTACCTCCTAATTAACCAGAGATCCTTAGAATCGCTGCTGCAGTTGTTGCCGCTGGAAATTGAATTGTAAACGTTCCTGACGTCGCTGTTTTGTCTCCGCCAAAATCTAGAACTGCCACCGCTGCATTAGTTGTAGTCGATGAAGTGTTATAGATTAAAGCACCTCTCGCAGTTAACGTCACTCCAGTGAAAGATCTGTCATTAAAGTCAACCGTTGCAACACCTTTACCCGTACCAGTTCCAATCGCTGTACCAGCGTTGACTAGTTTACCACCACCTGCTGCATACTGACCTGAGTTTGAAACTTCATTAGAAGTTGAGTAAGCAGTAGTTTGCGAGTTCATAGTTGCCGAAGAAGTAAAGAGAGCTATTTTAAAAACGTCACCACCTGATGCTTTAAAGTTTGCGTCACCTTCTAACAACAGTTTCTTAAACGAGTTTGCAATTGCTTGTGTTATAGCCATAATTTTTTATCTCCTTATCCTTGTTTTGGTAAACGAGGTGCGCTTTCAATAAACTCATCTCGTCTTCTTCTTCCCATTTGTTCTACAGTGAACCCTTCAACTGCTTGTTTATACCTTTGTTCGTATAATTGCAAGAGATCTGTTGGTCCCTTTAGAAAACTAAATGCCTCAACTAGGCAAGCATACAAAAGTCCGTTGGGAAATTGCAAACTTAAATATGTAGTAGTATTTGTAGACGATAATCCTTCAGGTTTCAAGATATAATTTAATTGAATTGAATAAGCTGCATTTGCCACTGGAGCAAAAACTAACGTGTCAGCATCCCAATATCCAAAGTATTTAGGCACTCCTTGAGCGTCCTCTGGATTAAATTCTGCCATAAAATTGGTATCTCTATATTCAATAATTCGTCTATCTGTGGTAGGAGTCGTTGATAAATCTTTATCAACTATCTGAGCAGATCTCACTACTAATAGGTCAGCAGGGGTATCTATAAATCTTTGACCTGCTACCATTGTTGCTGTTACATATCTTCTATTATTATCAGAATCCACCTCTCTTAATATTCTAAATTCAGCGTCTTCAATAAAACCGTTAATAATTGCATCAGTTAAAACTGTTGATCCAACCTCTGTGTAGTCTCTAATTTTTTGTACTAATTCTGCATATGTCATTCAGTTACTCCATTATTTATCGGTCCTGCCGATATAAAAGAACCACCACCAGTTGCCGTGCTTGTAGCTGCTGACAGAGCTGTAAACTTGTAACTATCGTTCACTGTTAACGTAGCAGGCATCCCATTAGGGTTATTTACTGTACTTGATATCATAGTTATTGAGAAAGCGCCAAGAACTTTTGCACCTAAAGAATGTGAGCTAGCTGTCGTGTTTTCAGGAGCATCACCTCTGGTTTTAGCGTTTGTTCCTCTAGTGCATCCTGTAAAAGTATTTCCAGTGTTTCCTGTGTATTGAATAACTTCATTTTCGTATAACAATGTATCACTATTTATTTTTTCTATTACAATAAATCCAGCAGCGGGAAAATCAGAAGAATCATTTACCAATATTGTATCTGTTGTATCGTTAATTGAAGCAGCTAAAGTTGTTTCAGGTTGTAAAGTAGATATGGCTACACCACCAACAGGTTCTTTGACATCATAAAATCTTACAATATCTCCTGTCTGTCTTGCACTGTTTGGTTCTGAAACAGTTATAACTGCAGATGTATTGATTGTTGAAAAAGGATTATCAGGTAAAAAATCAGTTGTAGGTAATTGTAATCTTGCAGGTCTTGCATTTGGTAAACCTTGTGGATCAGCACCATGTGGTTTTGGTTCTAATTGTGGTTGTTTAGGTTCAAACTCTGATACATGAACTCTGGAACCATTCCATTCTCTAACCATTTCTTTATATGGAAATTCCAACCCAGAACGGTCAGATATAAATTTTGCATATTTACCTTTTGAAAAATTAGACACTTGGATAATACGTTTTCGGGGTTATAAAAGAGCTTGTAGATGAACCATCTTCCTCTAAAGCTCTGCTTAACTCGTCTTCGTAGTAGAGTTTCATCTCTTGACATCTTTGTGGTTGATATTTTTGACATAAGTAAAAAGCTAAACCTGATACCATACAAGGAACAAATCTATATGGAACGTCTGTAGCGTTTGTATAAACACCAGCATCTTGTATTCTTTTTACATAATAATAATTTAAAAACTTACCAGCTTCTGAAGAACCTGGTGTTAAATATAAAGTTATAGTTACTTTATCTATAAATCTTTGCACATAGTATTGTGAAGGTGTGCCTGTTGCTGTTTTATTTGATAATCCTTGATATGTAGATCTGTTTATTTTTGTAAGTGGAGTATCAACGTTGTTATTTCTATAAACAGCTTCTAGTATGTCATCTACACCATACACTGCTGTTGCATCAGAAGTTCCATCATCTGTTGATCTAAACATTGTGTAAACAGCTTGACCATTCACTAATGTAATATTGTTATTTGCTATTTCCCAATAGTGTAATCCTCTATTAGCCCACTCTTGAAACATAATGTTTAAGGAACGTCTGGCTGTTTTTAAATGTCCACCATTTAAGGTAAACATACCTAAACGATCAAAAGACTCTTCAATTATCTCATCGATAGAAAATGTTTTGTCGAACGTTGTCGTTCCTGAAGTAGTGTTAGCCATTTAGTCTCCTTATTTATCTAATATAATTGTTGCAGTGGCATTTGAAATTGCTGATATAGTCATACCACCTTCAAACAAAATACCATCTTCTGCTAAATTATATGAAAACACATCTCCAGCTGGAACATCTACTTGAAACTGTGTAACAGAGTTACCGTCTTGTAAAGTAACTGAACCTGCTGATCCAGATGAAGCTAAAATTATTCCTCTTAATCTTGTTCTGCCTCCAAAGACACTTCCTGTTCCAGTCATTCTAACTGATTTTACATCTGATTTCATTTTATCTCCTTATTGGTCTTGGTGGGTATCAAGATCAAAAAGTCTCAAATTTTCCCACCAAGATAATTAATCTATTAAAACTGTTGTACGTTTATAATAAATCTAAAGTTACCACTAGCTGATGCATTTACTGTATTAGTAATTTGCAAGAAAACACTTCTTGCTGCACCTGAAACATTAGCTGCTGGTGATGCCGCTGGTGATGCGTCACTTCCAGTTGTGTTAATTAAAGTTAAATTATAACCAGCTCCTGCAGGAACAGTAGTTCCGCCATCAAGAATTTGATCTGTGATTGCAGCCACTAATTGTGCTCCGCCAGTTGCAGTTCCAACTTTAAAACCAATGTCACCAGCTGATGCTAGTGTAGGTGCAGAAGTACAAACGATATCAATCGAAGTAATAATGGAATTATCTGGTTGAGAAAATTCAACTTCAGTTGTTCCAGCTGTTGCTTTGACGATTACGTCTGCAGTTCCTTGACCCACAAGTTTTGTACCTGTGTAAGCACCTGTTGAACTAATTGCGAACACATTTGTGAAAGCACCAGTGCTTGTGTTTTTTGTTGCACCAATAAAACCGTTTTCCGATCGTACTGGTCCATTGAACGTAGTATTTGCCATAATTATATCCTCCTAGTTTTCCGAACATAGTCTCTAGGCCGTCGACTGTATGCGTCTATGTTCTAATTAATTATACAGTATTTATTTTATATAGCAGATTATAATGAAGTGCAAGAGATCCTGTAGTGAAGTTACGTATTTCAACGATGTAGCTTTTGTTTACGTAGCTACTGAAACGCTGGGTGCAGCATCTTCAATCTTATTAGTTAGATTAGCTAATTTAGCTTCTTCTAACTTGATTGCATTAACAACTTCTCTTATCTTGTTGTCAATCCGGACCATATCCAGAGTATATCTCTGGTTATCCCGTTGCTGTACCGCCCACTCTGTTTCGAGACCCCTCTTCGTTTTGTATAGGTCTCTGATGTGCGTTTGCATCTATAACCTCCTCATAGGTTACCCATATTTTGGACTTACT